GCTAAGTGTAGTCTACCTTGCTCAGACCAAATCACTTGATCAGAAGTCATAGACTCTTCAGCTCCTACTTTTTCAAGAAAACCTGCGATAGTTCTGTTTCCGAACACCTCAGCTTCTTTTTCCATAAGATCTGGTAAATATTGTTGCGCCCAACCTTTAGTGTCAGCGCTTGTAAAATCGATGTAATTTGATGAGAGTGCTTGCTTTTGTGGAGCAGCGACACTGTTCAATAAATCACCATGTTGTATTGCCATAATTAATTTGTTTTAAATTGTTATTTTTTCTTTATTTTATATTTGAAAGCGCTAGAATCCTCCCCAAGTACTTTTACAGTCATTCCACCAGAACTAATCTCTCCATTGAAAGATTGCCTAGGGTTTGTATCTATGTTCTTAGCATTAGCAACACTATCTTTCATAGCGTCTGCTTTACCTTGTTCATAGAAATGTTTTGCAATTGCATCTGAGTTCATTGCTGTATATAGAGATTTATGATAACCTGGAGCATCTGTTACTTCACCATCTTTGTTCAAAAACTTTTTGACAAAATTGTTGATATCACTCTGCTTGTTCTTAACCTCGTCTGCATTCTTAACATTAAATCTATACTTCTTATCACCGACATCATATTCAAAACCTTTGAACTTGTCACCAAAAAGAGTGTTTGTTTTACTTAAAAAATCTGATTTTTGTTTTTCTGCTACAGCCTCTGTTTCTGCGTTTTCCGTTTTGTACCTATCAAAGAAGTTAATTGCATCCTGTTGCTCACTCGTAAGCTTTGAACCCATTTTAATATCTTCGTAGTATTTAGACTTTAAGCCGTCTAGGTGGCTTTTAGCGTCAGCAACTTGCTCTTTTAACGCTATTTTTTTCTTTCTTATATCCCTCTCATCATCAGAATCTTCGTCAAATGAGAATTGATCTTCCATTAAGAATCCAATCTCCTCATCATCTAAGTGTGGTTTTGATTCTTTATAATATTCTTTTAGTAATGTTAAGTTATCCATCTCAGAATAATCTTTGTTTAACTTCACGTAGTCATTTAAATCCCCACCAGTATCCTCCATGAAGCTCATTAGCTTCTCGATGTTCTCTGGAAGTGGATTACCAGTTTCCGCAGATTCCTTTATAGCCTCGCTAGCTATTTCAGCCACCTGTTCAACCTCATCAGTAACCTCTTCTAACGCAGGAGCTTCTTGTGTCTCAGCCTCTGGTTGTTCTTTTGGTTCCTCAGTGATTTCTGTTACTGTTTCTTCGGTTTTTTCATCCGCTACAACTTGATCTTCTTCTGTGGCTTTGCTTAGGTCAACCTTAGTAACAGTCTCAGCAGCTTCTTTTAGTTTAGTTAAATCAACTTTAACTACGTTATCCCCATCATCTTCAAACTTCTTTTTTGTGGGCTTCTTTTTGATCTTTTGTTTCTCAACCGTGTTGTCTGCTACGGGTCCTACTTTTTCTTGCTCTTCCATAATATAATATAATAATAGTTAATAATTCTACTTAGGGCCAAATGCTCCTAAGCCAAACTCCCCACTCATAATGTCATTACCTGACGATTCAAAGTTTTTTGGTGGTTTTTTGTTTAGTTTTTGGTCAATCATCTCGCTTTGTTGAGATGCTTGCATTTTAGTTCTTCCGTCTTTACGATCTTCTTTCATGGTATCCTTCATGTCCGTCTCCTCCATGTTCATTTTCTGAAGTTTCATGTTTATATCAAATTCCAGCTGCATTAGTTCTTTTTTAATAGCAGACTCTTCTTGCATTTGCCTGGACTTAAAGTTGGACTTAGCTTCCTCTAATTGCATGGTTAATTGGTGTGCTGCTTGTGCTTTTTGAGTTTCAGCTTCCGCAGCGGCTTTTGATGCTTCTGCTTGTGACTTGCCCTGCGCTTCCGTCATCTCAAGCTCTTGTGCTTGTTTTGCTTCTGCTTTTTTCTTTCTAGTTATTTTAAGCATTTGATTTGCTAGCTTGATGTTTCTAACGTTTCTTAAGTCAATAGCATCTTCCAAATCAATTGCACCTTGAGTTATTGAAGCTTGAATGTTATTTTCTAGCAATGCTTTTTCCTCTTCATCTGGTGCTAGTTCTAAAAATATACCAAAATCATATAAATGTAGCTCTGACATCTCTTTCAAGGTTGATACATTGTGAACACCAATAGCTTGTATAAAAGCGTCTCTTGTTGAAGAGTATTCTAATATATCTGATATTCTCAATGACAACGCCTCGCAAGTTTCTGCTGTAAGATATAGTCCTGATTGTAATATATGTCTTGTCGCTGTGTTGGAATTAGCTGCGGCCATCTTTTGAACACCAACCAATGATTTAGCATCTGGAGTGGAAGCGTCTCTAGCTTCGTTTAAACCAGTAGTATCTCTAATCATTTGTAGGTAATAGTTGTACGTACTTATAAGACTCTGCATTTTAGCACTTGCCCCCGATCCGTTTGATATTTCTTGTATAGGTGTCTTGCCAGGGTTTTGATCCCCATCGGATGTAAAGCTCCTACCAATAACAGACCCTGTTTGAAAGAACATATTTAAAGCTTCTTGTGGGCTGTAATTAGTACCATTACCCAAATCAATTTCAGCTAAACCATCAGCATCTAAATACACACCATCTGGGACCATTCTAGATAGTACCTGTTGTAGTTTAAGATGAGTTAGTTGTATCATATCAGCAAAGCCAGTAATTCTGCTTACAAGTGATTCTATACGTCCCTCATACATTCTTGGTGCTACGATAGAATAGTTCATTTTAACCTTAGTGTAATCACTCTTTGAACGCATCATATTCTTAGCCATCTCCCATTTGAGTAATCTATCAGTACCTAATATAATAGCTCCTTCGTACAAACACTCTATTGATCTCTGTAGTTTTGAAAACTTAGATCCCTCGCTTGAAGGTGGGTTAAACCCATCATCTTTTTTTAATATCTTCTCAGCCCCACTTCCAGTTTCTTTAACCTTGTAAACCTCATTCATGTAAGTTTTGTAGTTAAAGTACATCACACTTACCTTGTTCACATCATGATCTCCTGACCCACTGCTTCTAGCGCTTGTAAACCTACTGTTGCTTTTTGTTATGTCTTCTAAGTCCTCGTGTACTAGAAATGGAAACTCTTTGGCTAGTTCATTTATTGGTATTTGCTTTATCTCACCAACATAATATATATCTTCAAAGTAAGGTGAGTCAGTGTAAGAGTATACTAAGTTTGCTGGATCAACATACTCTACTTTAGCGCCCTCTGAATAATTGAAGGTTGTTTTTGTTGCCCCAATACCTATTGTTACTAGATCGTAAAAAAATCTTTTCTTTATAAGCTCATATCTACTGCCCTCTAATAAAGTGTTTATAGCTGCTTCTTCAGCGAGCTCAACAGCTTGCTTGTAGTCTAACTGCATATGGAGTGTTAACTCCTCTTCTGTATCTGGTAGTTTTTCAGCTGGTGTTTTAGCTAGGTCAACATTTAAAAGCTCTTTAGATGTAGCATCAAATTCTTTTAGCTTCATATCTTTTAATATGTCCTCCATGTACTCAGTTCTCTTGCTTACTCCTGATGGATCTTGTGAATAAGCTTTGATAGTGAATAATCTCTCTGCAATACCGTTAACAACTATATCTACAAACTTAGGTATAATTGGAACAGGCTTCCAATCTAAATTAAGATAGGACAAATCACCGTTGATAGATAACTCATCCTTATATTTTTGAACTGACTGCTCACCTCTAGCGTACAGCCTTAAGTTATGAAAATTATTTACGCCCGTATTATACCTTGCATTACTTTGTCCTCCATCAAACCATTCCTGTTCGATAGCTCTAGCTACTTTTAAGCCGTATTCGTAGCTGATTTTCTCAGCATCACTAACGACTTGACTAGGAAAATAACTGTCTCTCCGTCTTTGCATATTAATTTTTAATTATTTTAGACATACCACCATTGTTTGAATATCTTGAGATATGCATATTTAACGGGGCTTTTTCAATTTTAGCATTTGGCGTATATAGATGTCTATTGTTAGCCATAATAGCTAGACCAGAACTTATAGACGCATCGTGCTTTGTTCTTTTATTTATATCGAACCTAGTCCAATCGTTAAGCAACTCATTAAAATAACAATCCCCATGAGTTCCGTCTTGTTTAATACCTACGTGATCTTGAATGTACATCTCGATCGCAGCGGCATGTGCTTGTTTTATATCTTCACTTGAGTTGGGTATTCCACCAACTTCTTTTTCTGCTACAGATAATTTGTTCCAAACTTTATCAGGTCTGTTCATACTAAACCCCCTGTATCCTCTTCGTCTTAAATAATACAGTAGACGTGGTTTATTGTTCTCTGCTAATATTGGCATCCCATAAAAAACTAAAGCCATTAGAACATCTTCAAAGAACATCTCAGCGGTTGGTGGCCTTGACAAGTATTCTAAAAAGAAACTGTTTGCCGGTGCGTCTTCCATACTGAACTTAGTTAAACCGTGTAAAGCTCCTTTAGATCCAACTCCATCCACTGTTCCCGATATATCATATGAATCACAACCAAAAGAACCCATGTGAGCATTACCTGGATGTTTAACTCCATTCTTAAGTATAACTCTATTTTGTAACTGTTGAGTTGGAACCCAACTAACCTTAAACCTACCTTTTTTATCTGGATAAAAAATTACTTGAGAATCTTTAACGCCATTGACCCACTGAAAATTCCCTTGGGTTAAACCAAGTGTGTTTGTCATTTCCTCGTTATAATCCACTTGTTCGTATATCTTAACTAAATTAAATATACTTCCCTTCGTTTCATCTCTAAACGCGTGCTCTGTTGTTCTTGGAAACTGACGGTAGAATTCGTTTAATCCATCTTGGTCATCTTTTAAACCATCTACTTCATTCTGCCAGTTATCTATTACACCTACATCTATTAATTCACCGTCTGGCGCGAGTCTATCGATATCAGGAGTAGTGAAAACTGGAACTCCGTACTCATCAATAAATCCTTCGTAGTTCCATTCCATTGGGATAAACAAAGAGTATAAACCAGACTTTGTCTGACCGTTTCTATTTCT